CGATCGCACGCGTGTGCAGGGTCGGGAGTCGGGAGGCGAGCGCACTCAGGTTGCGCGAGGCGGCGAGTGCGCCGTCGAGATCCGCGTGCAGTGACGTCATAGTGGCGCATTCCGCCGATAGCGCGTGCCGAACATCACCTGCGCGGCCATCGCGGCGACGCCGTCCGGGCGATCAAGCAGTACCGCTTCCTGAAACTGCAACGGCAACGCCAGTGGCAACTGGAGGTAGCCATCCAGCACATCCTCGATGTCGGCCATCGCTTCGACGATGCGCGCTTGCGCGCTGTCGAGTTTGACCGGCACGAGCGCTTCGACGACGAACGTGAAGCCGCGCTCACTCGCGCTGCGCGCGTCATCGGGCACGAGCATCGTCAGCGGATATAGCGTCAGGCGCGGCGCATCGTTCGGATCGAACGGCGCAGGTTCCAGACGCACATCGCGGCCGATGTCGGTGCGATAGCCGCCCGCTTTGCGGATGGTGCGCAGGCGCGTCTGAACCAGCTCCAGAATCGCCCAAGGAATGGGTACCTCAGCCAAGCAGCACCGCCTCGGTGACGAGACCGTCGTCGAGCACGATGCGATCGATCCGCAATCGGGTCGTCGGCAGTTGCAGCCAGTCGCCCGTGCGCGGCGTCCACTCCGTGTTGCGGAATTTCACCGTCGTCACGCGCGAAACCCCCTGGCTGTAGTCGCCGAGTTCGCGCACGCCAAAGGTGATGACGACGCGCACTGGCTTCGGGGCCGCGCGTCCGCGGCGAACGAAGGCCGGCTCGCCGAACAGCGCGAACAGCGCGTCATGCGCCGCTTCGAAGGCGGGATCCAGCGGCGCATTCATGCGAGATCTCGCGCGGCATACCGCAGGTTCTCGGCGATGCGTCGCGTCCAGCCGCGTCCGAACGCCGCGAAGCGGTCGTGTTCGACGTAGAGGTCCAGGCGCAGGGCGAGTAAGCGCTGGATCAACCCGCGCTGATCGGCGGCCTGAATCGCGGCCAGCGTGAGGGGGCCCGAGCTGCCCATCGACGCGCACGCCGACCAGCCGCTGCAGCCAACGCACTGTGCGCCCGACGCCGTGGTTCACCGCGGCATCGAGCGCCTGGAACGCGAGTGCGGGCGGCAGCGCATCGCCCTGCAGCGGCAACCAGAAGTCCCGCCGATAGAGCGCGATCGCCTCGGCGCGCGTGAGCTTGGTGATATCGAGCGTCGGATAGGTACGCTGGCTGATGCCCCAGCGCGTCCGGCCGCCGACGTCGCGCGGATCGTCGGCATCCCCGCCCTCGTGGATGAGGACACGCTCGATCGCACGGGCAAAGCGATCCCCGACCGGCGGCGATGCCGCCAGCCCTGTGGTGGTCGTCATGGAGAGCCTCAGTTGATCGAGAGTTTCACCAGCACGCTGGGACGCAGACACAGCGGCAGGGGATTGGATTGCGTATGCACGTCGGTGCCGCGGTCGAACTTGCGCGCGTCGAGCTTGGCGTACAGCGGCTGGCCGAGGGTGTTGACGGTCTCGTTGAAGTCGGCCGGCGCGTTGTAGGTCGCGAAGGTGTTGAGGGTGCCGACCGGAAACGCATGTGCCTCGCCCGGCGCGATGAAGCGCCGCACGGTGCCCTCCAGATCGGACGCCTTGCCGCGGTACTCCTCGAACACCAGCCCGCCGAAGTTGAAGCCCTTGCGCACGTCGTTGATCAGCACCGTGCCCTGCTGCCACTGCGCATAGGCGGTCTTGACGTCTTTGTGCGAGGTGAGCGCGGCGAAGAATTCCTGCGAGCACAGCACCCGCGCGCCGGTCATGAACTCGCCGAGCAGGCCCTCCTCAATCAACGCGAGGGTCTCGATGCACTTTTGCTTCACATCGGTGCCGTTGTTCGGGTTGTCGATCGCGAACGGGACGTGCTGTTGGGCGATGCGGAATTCGTCGTACAAGTCATAGAGCACGCTGCCGTCGCTATCGAGAATCTGGCCTTTGAGCGCGCCCATCCGCAGGTGTTCCAGGGTGATCGCGTGTTTGTTGCGCATCATCTCCAGGCGCTCGGCCACGACGCTCGCGATCGATTCGAGTTCGGTCTCGGAGCCGAAGGCGCGCAGGCCGCTCACGTCGGCCGGCAGGATCACGTCATCGTGCGGGATATGCGGTGCGACGAACGAGCGCATCCTGCGCTTGGGACTGGCGCTGAGTGTGCCCGGTGCGCCGAGCGGCCGAGTCGGCAGCAGGGTCAGCACGCCGGCCTTCTCCTCGACGAGGATCTGGCGCAGCCGCACCGGCTTCTCGGGGAACAGGTCGAGTTCCTGCAGCCGGCCGTAGCGGTTTGGAATCAGGTTGATGGCGGCGGTGAGCGCGGCCATCGAGAACGCGGGATTACTGAAGGGATTCTGCATGGGTCGTGCTCTGCGGGAACTGACGGACGAGGACGCCGAGCGCCGCCAGCTGCGTGAGGGCGGCGGCGGTCTGTTCGGACGTGAGGGAGGTCGGCAGCACGAGCGCGCCGCCGAAGACGATCGCGTGGTGCGACACGATCACGCTGCGCTTGCGTTCGGTCGCGGCGGTGGTGACCGCTTCGATGAGCACGCCCGCGACGGTCTCGCGGCCATCGCTCGCGGCCGGATCGAAGGCGACAATTTCGTGCGTGGCGGTGACGCGTCCGACCACCGCACCGAGCGCCAGCGTCTGGCCCGGCGCGATGACGACCTCGTCGCGCGAGTAGAGGTTCGGCGCTTCGTACTTGAGCAGATCGCCGAGGGTGATCGGTTCGTGGAGAATGGCCATCGCTCAGGCTCCTGCGGCTGGGGTCGTGCCGAGACGCTTACGCACGGCGTCGGCGACGGGATTGGCAGAGGTCGCGGCGGAGGTCGGCGCCGCATCCGCGAGGTGGTGCGAGGCGATCTCGACTTGGTCGGCGCGCGCTTGCAGCAACACCTGGCGGACTTGCGACGCGGACAGGCGTGACGCGAGAAACTCGGTCGTGCGCTCGGGACAGCCAGCGAGCAGACACAACTCGGCGACCGCGACGGCGTCGGCGTGCGGATCCGCAAGGACCGGTGCGGCGGACGTTGCCGGTGCAGGCTGGGCGACGGGCGCGACGGCGGGTGCAGTGGCCGGTGCGGGCACAGCAGGGGGCATCGACGGCGCGGGCGCCGCCTCGGTGGGCACAGTCATGGAGCACTCCGTGGGGTGTGGAAGGGCAAGCCGCATCGGTGACGCAAGCGGTGTGGAGGAACCGGGCGAACGGCCGCGTCCGCGCAGGGCGGTGGCGAAGTCGGCGAGGGTGGCGTCGAAGGACGCGAGGCCATCGGCCAGGCCTGCGGTGACCGCGTCTTCGCCGAAGAACAGTGCCGCCTCGGTCGCACGCACGGTCGCCACATCCAGGCCACGCATCTGCGCGACGTGATCGACGAACAGCGCGTAGAGGCGGTCGATCTCGGATTGCAGCGCATCGGTCGCCTGCGGTGTCAGCGGCGCGTGCGGGGTCGCATCGTTCTTGTGCGCGCCGGCATACAGCGCGGTCACGCTCAAGCCGTTCTGCGCGTTGCGCACCGATTGGTCGATGTGCAGCGCGATCACGCCGATCGAGCCGACGCCGCCGGTCTGCGCGAGCGTCACGCGTTGCGCCGCGCAGGCGATCGCGTAGCCGGCCGAGAACGCGCTATCGCCGGCATGCGCCCAGATCGGTTTGATCGCACTCGCCGCGCGGATGCGTTCGGCCAACTCGAACACGCCACCGGCTTCACCGCCGGGCGAGTCGATGTCGAGCAAAATGCCCGTGACCTCCGGGGCCGCGAGCGCCGCATCGAGATCGGCCGCGATGCGTGCGTAGGACGTGAGGCCCGAGGCAGCCTCCAGTCCCAGTGCGCGGCGCACCAGCGTGCCGTGGATCGGAATGATCGCGATCCCCGGCAACGATTGTGTCGGTGCTTCCGTGGTCGGCGCGATCGCCGGTAACGCGAGGTCCGTATGCGCGAGACCAATGCGTGGGCCGAGCACGGCGAGCAGCGTGTCGAGTTTGGCGCGCGCGATTAGCAGCGGCGTCCCGTACAGCCGGGTCGCCAGGTGAACAAGTGAGGTCATCACGTCGTCTGCGAAGAGGGTGCGTTGGCCGACGTCGCCGTCGGATGGTCATGTCTTGGATCGGAGTCGAAGACCAGGCCCAGCGCATCGGCACGGGCGTTGTCGGCGGCGATCTCGCGGTCGATGTCCTCGGCGTCGTAGCCGAAACTGGAAATCGCCTCGCTGCGTGAGAGCAAGCCGCCGCGGATCGCCGCGATCATCGCGTCGAACTCCTTCTTCGGATCGACCCACTGCCAGCCCTGCGCGACCCACTTCACGGCCGTGTAGGCGCGACGGCGCGCAACGCCACCGCGCGCATAGCCGGGCAGCACCAGCGCACCTTCGAGCACGGCCTGTGTCACCCACGCGCGCCACAGCGGGCGGCACAGTTGATGGACGATCACGCCGTGCTGGATCGCTTCACAACGCCGCCGAAATTCCAATAGCCCCGCACGAATCGACGAGTAGTTCACCTGCGTCAAATCGCCGGTGAGCATCTCGTAGGTGATACCCATCGCCGCGGCGACCGCGCGGAACTGCTGGCGCATGAACTCGGCGTAGCTCGATCCCACATCGGCCGGCTGCGAGAAGGTCACATCCTCGCCCGGCTCCAGAAACTGCATCGTCCCCGGCTCCAGGCTGGCCATCGCCACGCCCTGCGTGTCGGCCTCGCCTTCGCCGAGCAAGGGGTCTTCCGGACCGCTGCGGGTGATGAAGCCGGCGAACATCGCCGCGGTCTTCTTGCGCACGAGTTCGGCATCGTCGTACTGGTCGAGTTCGTGCAATTTGACCAGCGCCCGTGCGAGCCAGGGCTCGCCGCGGATCTGGCCCGGCCGCAATGGCCGGAACAGGTGCAGTACCTCATCGGCCGGCACGCGCACGGTGTCGAGGCCGCCGTGCGCCGACATCGGCGCGAGCATGCCGTCGCCGGGGTGACTGCGCGTGAGGTGGTAGGCGACGCGCTGCCCGAGCGCGTTGAACTCGATGCCCGCGCGGATCGCGTTGCCGTTCGGCAACTCGCGGTTCAACGTCGCCGGCAGGTGCTCGGGTTCGAGCAACTGCAACTGCAGACCGACGCTGAGGCGATCCTCCGGACGCCGGTAGCGCAGCCGCACCAGACACTCGCCGCCTTCGAGCATCGCCCGGCAGGCCAGCGCTTGCAGGCCGTAGAAGTCGGTCAGGCCCGCGGTGTCCGCCTCCTCGCACCAATCGCGCCACAGCGCTTGGATGGTTTCGCGTTGGTCGGCGTCGTCCAGCATCGACTGCGGCTTGATGCCGGTGCCGATCGCGTTCGCCACGAACGCCTCGACACCGGCGGCGGCCCAGGCGTTGCGACGGACGAGATCTCGGCTCTTGGCGCGCAACTCGTCCTGCGCAAACGCCAGTGCCGCGACCGCGCCGGGGTTACCGACTTGCCAAAACCTGGCGCGACGCCCGCCGCCGACGCCGTCATACGTCGGCGACGCGCCAAACAGTCGAGTGCGCAGCCGAGACCACCAGCTCATACGATCACGTCGCCTTGTCGGTGTTCACGACGACGCGGCGCGGACGACGCTTCGCGGTCCCGGCCGCGATCGCCTGCGCCTCCAGCGCGCGTCGCACGACGTCGATCGCGGCGATCAGTTCCTCGACTGAACGGTACTCGACGGTGCGATCGCCGAAGGTGACGCGTTGCTCGCCGGTCGCGAGTGCGCGCTCCAGTGCGGCGAGCTGTTCGTGGGTGTAGGCCATGCGGTAGTGACTCGTTGGGAATTAGCGATGGAGCCAACGGCTCTTGATCACGCGCCGACGATTCGGACGCGCAGAAACGGTCAGGCCACCGTCTCCGGTGGCCTGATCAGGCAGTTCGGTGTTCGCGATGGGCGGCGGGTCCGTCGTCTCGGCGATGCCGAGCGAGCGTTCCAACTCGCGCCAGTGGCGGTGCTCGAAACGATCCAGGCCGGCCGCCGCGGCGGCGGCGCGGGCGTAGACGTAGCAGTCGAGCGCTTCGTTGCGTTCGCGCAGTTTCTGCCACTCACGGACCGCATAGCCATTGCGGTCTCGCCGCGTGATCAACTGTTCCGCGCACAACTGCTGCAGAAACTCAGCATCGATCTTCGGCAGGTGGATGTAACCGGCGGGCGTGATCGCCGTGATGCCGTCGGCGGCGACATCGGCCTGCAGGCGCAGGTGCTGATACAGCTCTTGCTTGGCGATGCCGACCACCACCGTGTACACCTTCACGCCGCGGCGCAGTTTCTTGCCGGCGACGGTCACATCGACCGCCGTCGGTGTGCCGATCAGCGCCGCACCGCGCGCGGCGCCCTTGACCGCCATCACCCGGCTGTCGCGGCACGCGCGCACGAAGGCGTACACCTCCTGCGTCGCGAAGCCGGTGTCGATCGCGAGCCGCGCCAGCGGTACCTGGGCACCACCCGCGTGCGTCCAGGTCTCGCGTCGCATCGCATCGAGCGCGACCCACACGGCGTCGCGCGCGGTGTCGCCCATCAGCACGCGATGTTCGATCAGCCACGCCCGCTTGCCGCGGCCGAACGCCCACACCGAGACTTCGATCCGATCCTTCTGCACGTCGGCGCCGGCCACCAGCAGCAGCCCGCCATGCGGCACGGTGCCGATGCGATAGTCCTCGCGCCGCTCCAGCAACGTCTGCCAGTCCGGCGCGTCACCTTCCTCGACCCAGGTCTCGCCCAGCTCGGTGTTCTTGAAGGTCTTGATCGCCGAGGCGGAGCCGGTCGTTTTGTCGATCGCGCTCTCCCACGCCGCCGCGATCTCGCGCCAACTGCGCCAGCCCACCGGGCTGTACAGCGAGGACAGGTGGAACCCGGCCGTGCGGCTATTCCCGGTGGCCGTTGCCCGCCATTGCCCGTGTTCGAGCATCCACGTCTTGTGGTGCTCGGCGATGGGTTGTTCGCACGACTCGCAGACATAGGCGACCGTCTCCGGTTGCCCGCGGTCCCAGCGCAACTGCTCGAACCGCAACCACTGCGCATGCGCGCAGTGCGGGCAGGGGACGAAGTACCGACGCTGATCGGATGCCTCGTACTCGCGTTCGATGCTGCTGGCACCGGCGATGGTCGGCGTCGAGACGATGAAGATCTTGCGCCGGGTGAAGGTGCGCGTGCGCGCCTCCGCCAGCGAGATCGCATCGCCTTCACCCTCGACATCGAGCGGATACCCATCCACCTCATCGAGAAACAGATACCGCACCGGCATCGAGCGCAGGCCGACCGCGCTGTTCGCGCCGGTCATCACCAACACCCCGCCGCGGAACTCCTTGGCAAGGATCGTGTTGCCCGAGTCGCGCGCCCGCGCGGGTGCGATGCGCTCGGCCAACACCGGCGACTCCTCGATCAGCGGGTCGATCCGCTGCTTGGAGTTGCGTTTGGCCATCTCCACGGTCGGCCAGACCGCCATCATCGGCCCCGGCGCGTGGTGGATGACGTAGCCGATCCAACTACTGCCGCACTCCGTCCCGCCGACCTGCGCGCCCTTCATGAACACCACGCGCTCGACCGGCGAGGCCGGCGAGAGGCAATCCATGATCTCGCGCAGGTACGGCGTGCGCGCGGTGCGCCAGCGTCCCGGCTCGGCCGAGGCCTTGCTCGAGAGCATCCGGTGCTGGTCGGACCACTCCGAGACCGATACCAGCGGATCGGGCGTCAAACCGTCGCGCCAGGCGCGGTCGATCGCGTCCGCGCCTTCGTAATCGAGCATGCTCAATCGATCCGTGGACGCAGCTCGCCCAACTCGCGCAGGTGGTCGCGCACCGCCGCTTCCAGCGCGAGGTGCAGCGCATGCGGGTCGACCGCGAGCGTCGCCGCCATCTGCGCCGAGACGCGCGCCGGCCAGTTGAGCCAGGCATCGCGCTCATCGCGCGCGAGCTTGAAGACGTGCGCGACGACCTGGGAGCGTTCGACCAGCTCGCCCTTGAGCCGCGCCAATCGCACTTTGTTCGTCTGCGCCTTGACGACTTCGTTGACGGTGCGCGCTTGCAACAGCGACGCACCACCCGATGGCAGCGCCGCCGCGCCGCTGTCGCGGCCTGCGTCGGCCGCCTCCGGCACCGCAACACGCGGCGCGCGTGCCTGTGTGCCGTTGCGTGGGGGCGCGGAATTGCGCGTCCACTCCGCATCGGCCTTCGCTGCATCGATCGTGCCATCGGCCTCGGGCGTGATGCGTCCGGTGCGGATCGCTTTGTGGACGGCGGTATCCGTCACGCCGCGATGGCGCGCGTAGGCGCGAATCGAAAGTCCCATGCCGATGATCGATGAATGACTTGACTTCACGCGCGAACAGCGCGCTTCGCGGCGACAGGCCGTCTGTGTGCTGAACACGCACGGATTGCAGGGGTTACCGCTTGGCTTCGGTGCGGAACAGCGCGTTCATCCCATCGCGCCAACCACACACCCCTCAGGAGCACCCCATGAACACCGAAACGAACGCCAAGCCCCTCACCTTGACCGAGAACCAAACCGCCGTCCTCATGCGCGCCATCGCGCATCCGCAAGGCAAACTCGACTGGTTCCCCGACACCATCAAAGGCGGCGCGCGCCAGAAGGTGATCGAATCGTTATTCAAGCGTGGCCTGGTCATCGGCCACGGCGGCGACTGGATCGTCACCGTCGAGGCCTACGATGCGCTGAGCCGCCCGCGCCCTGAAGCGCCCACGACCAGCCAGTTGACCAAACCTGCCGAAGGGAACGCCATCAAGCCCGCCCGCAAGAATGCGCGCAAGGCCGCGACACCGAAGCCGGATGTCGCCGCGACACGCGATGCACCGCGTAGCCGGGAGAACAGCAAGCAAGCGCAGGTCATCGCCATGCTCCGACGCCCCGAGGGCGCCACCATCCAGCAGATCTGCGACGCGACGCAGTGGCAGGCCCACACCGTGCGCGGCACCTTCGCCGGTGCCTTCAAGAAGAAACTCAACTTGACGATCACCTCCGACAAAGCCGAAGGCGGCATGCGGGTGTATCGCATCCAAGACGCGGAAGCGACCGCGTGATGTCGCAGCGCAACGCAGCTCCGCGTAGGGCCGTGCTCCGGCACGGCCTTGCGCATCGACAATCGCCCGCAAGCCGCGCTTTCACGGATTGATTGTGCAGCGAATGAGCGCTCGAAAAAGATGCAAAAACAGCGGAAAAACGCTTGGCTTCTCTCGCGAACAGCGCGTTCATGTCCGCACACACATCACGCCACGAACATCACCACATGAACACAAGTATGCAGACCCACATCCCCGCCACCGAAAACGAAAGCTGGGGCTTCTGGGGCACGATGGGCGGCTATGCCAGCGTCGCCTGGCCCTTGGCGATGACCGCGATTGCCGAGGCCACCGGTCAGCCGCTGGAGGATGTGCGTGCCTTCCTCGACAGCAGAGCCGGCCGCCACTTCGCTGACGAAGTCTGCGGTCATCAGTACCACGGTCATGCACTGCCCGAAGCGGTTGCGAACACCGTCGCCGCCTGGATGCGCAAGAGCATCAGCCGCCGAATCGCGATCGACTACGGCATCCCGAGCGGATTGCCTTACCTCACCGGGTTTGTGATTCACGCCAAGATCAACGACGAGACCACCGAACACTGATCATCGCGCCCGCGGGTCAGCACGTCGCGATGGGAGTTACGGCCACTGCTGCGCGGCGTGCAGGATCCGAAGAATAGTGATGGTCTGCGCGTCCACCCGATACACCACCACATAGTTCGATCGAACGACCCACTCGCGCGTGCCCTCGACGCGCCCCTGCCGGAACGCCCTCGGGTGCGTTCGCAACAGAGAGACCTTGGACTCGATCTCGTCCTTCAGCGCCTGCGCGGCGTCGGGGTTGTCGTCGGAGATGTAGTCGATGATCGCCAGCAGATCGGCGCGTGCCGTCGATCGCCACTCAACTGCGAGCACGACGCTTCTTGTCGATCATGGCCTGTGCCTCATCCATGACCGCGTCGTGCGCGGTCGGCGGATGCGGATCGGCGAGGGCCTGCTGTACCTTGGCGCGGAACCACGCGTCATAGGCCTCGGCGTCGACCGTCAGACCCGCCGGCAGCCCGCCCTCCTTGGTCACGCGGGTCAGCAGAATCCGCACCGCGTCGGACACGGTCAGCCCGACCCCAGCCAGCACTTCGGCGGCTTGGGTCTTGAGCGCTTCGTCCACGCGGACGTGGAGCATTGAGGTCTGACCGGCCATGAGAGGGCCCTCCTGGCGGCTATCCTGTCTCTCAATTGCGATACAGTCAAGGTGCGCCCGAGGGGACCCGCGCCCATCGCGTTCAGGCATCGGCCGCCGCATCGAACGGGACGCCATCGGCCTCCCGCACCGCCTGCTCCCCGCTCCAGGTCTGCCAGCGGCGCACGATCACATCGACGTATTTCGGGTCCAGCTCCATCAAGCGCGCGCGCCGGCCGCTCTTCTGTGCGGCGATGAGGGTGGTCCCCGATCCGCCGAAGCTGTCGAGGACCACGTCGCCCGGTCGGCTGGAGTTGCGGAGGCACCGCTCCACCAATTCGACCGGCTTCATCGTCGGGTGCAGATCGTTGCGCTGCGGCTTTTTGATCTGCCACACATCACCCTGGTCCCGATCGCCGCACCAGTGGCGCTGCGCACCTTCCGGCCAACCGTAGAGGATCGGCTCGTACTGGCGCTGGTAGTCGGCACGGCCAAGGGTGAAGGTGTGCTTCGCCCAGATGATGAAGGTCGACCAGTGACCGCCCGCAGCGCGGAATGCGGCCTGCAGGGTATCCAGTTCGCTGGAAGACATCGCAATGTAGACCGCGCCCTGGCAGTGGCCGAGCGTCGGCGTCAGTGCCGCGACCAGGAAGTCCTGGAAGGCAGCACCGAGGTTGTCGTTGAGAATCGGGCGCTGTGTGCCGCGGAGCTTGTCCTTGGCGCTGTTGGCGTAGTCGACGTTGTAAGGCGGATCGATGAAGACCATGTCGGCGCGTTCGCCCGGCAGCAGACGCGAGTAACTCTCGGGATCCGTGGCATCGCCGCAGAGCACACGGTGCTCGCCCAGCACCCACAGATCGCCGGGCCGCGATACTGGCTCGATGGTCTCTTCGGGCACTTCGTCGTCGTCGACTTCACCTGTCTGGTCCGTCTCCTCGCCGGCCAGTAGCTCGGCGAGTGCATCCGGATCGAAGCCGGTCAGGTCCAGATCGAAACCCTCGCTCTGTAGCGCTTCTAGTTCGGCGCGCAGCAGGCTCTCGTCCCAGCCGGCGTTCTCGGCGATGCGGTTGTCCGCGATCACCAGGGCGCGCCGCTGCGTCGGCGTCAGGTGATCAAGGACGACCACCGGCACTGCCGTCAGTCCGAGCTTGCGCGCCGCGGCAAGTCGGCCATGTCCTGCCACGATGACGCCATCGCCGCCGACCAGGATCGGGTTCGTGAAGCCGAACTCGACGATGCTCGCCGCGATCTGCGCGATCTGGTCGTCCGAGTGTGTGCGCGCGTTGTTGGCATATGGCAGCAGTCGCGCGAGCGGCCAGTGCGCGATCGTATCGGCAACCCAGCTCATGCTGCCGCTCGCGCGGCTTGACGGCGCTCGGCCGCCACCGCATCGAAAGACTGCCCGGTCGCTTCGAGCGTGATCGGGAGTCCGGGCAATTGTTGGCGCATGCGTTCTAGCGCGACATCGACGTACTCGGCGGCGATTTCTACGGCGCGACAGACGCGGCCAGTACGCTCGCAGGCGATCAGCGTGGTGCCGCTGCCCCCGAAGGGTTCGTACACCAGTGCGCCGGCATCGGTGTAGGTCTCGATCACGAACGTCGGCAACGCAATCGGGAATACCGCCGGATGATCGATGCCGCGACCGAGCACGCCCTTGTGCCGCATCACGCGAATGACAGAGTCAGGAATCCGCATGGCCTGCGTTGGCTGACCTGCATGCGACCAACTGTCAACTTCGCCATCCTGGGCACGCATGGCGGTCGACGATCCATCCGCACGCAGATGCGTGTCCTTCCCCGCGAACTTGCACGGCACGGTCTTGTTCGCCCTGCGGCTGTGGCGGTTGAAGTGGAAGACGAACTCGAAGCTCGGAGCGAGGCGACCGGCCCAGTCGCCCGGCAAGCCCGGCCCCTGGTCCCAGACATACCAGCCGAATCGACGCCAACCGCGTTCGCGCATCCACGCGATCCAGGCATCCCAATAGGGCTGCACTTCGTTGTCGCGATGCACGAGGCCGAGATTGACCAGCAGTTGCGCATCGTCCCGCAGCGCGGCGCGCGCAGACGAGAAAACCCCGCGCATAAGCGCATCCCAATCGCCGATGCCGCCATTGGCGTAATCGCGCTGCTGGGCATAGGGCGGCGAGGTGATGCACAGGTGTGCCTCCTCGCCCTGCATCAATGCCACAACCACCGCGGGGTCCGCGGCATCTCCGCAGATCAGACGATGTGGGCCGATGCGCCACACGTCGCCGACGCGCGAGATGGGGTCCGCAGGCGGTGCGGTCGTGTCGTCCTCGTCCTCCGAACCGTCGTCTTCAGCGTCTGCGGGCGGAGTATCGTTCGATGCTGCCGTCGTGTCGGTCGCGCCCGAGGTCTCGACCGCGTCGAGCAGGCGTTCGATCTCCGAGGCCGAGAACCCGGTCAAGTCCAACTCGAACCCGGCCTCTGCGAGGTCCGCCAGTTCCAGCACCAACATCGCGTCGTCCCACTCACCTTCCAGGGCAATGCGATTGTCGGCGATGACCAGCGCGCGCTTTTGCGCTGCGCTCAGGTGGGCCAACTCGATCACCGGCACCTCGCTCAACCCGAGCTTGCGCGCGGCGAGCAATCGCCCGTGACCGGCGATCACACCGTTCTCGCCATCGACGAGAATCGGATTCGTCCAGCCGAACTCCACGATGCTCGCGGCGATCTGCGCAATCTGCGCGTCGTTGTGCGTGCGGGGATTGCGCGCCTAGGGAATCAGCGTCTCGACCGGGCGGGTCTCGACGGTGAGGACTTTGGACATCGTGGGCTCAAAAAAGAAGCCCACCGACCATCGCGCCCGGGAACAGGGGGGTCGCGATCGCAATGGCCGATGGGCTGGAGAGAAGATGGGGTGCAAACCGAAGGCTGCAAACTGCGGGGTGCAAACCGCAAACCCTGCAAACCGTGCAAACCTCGGTTTGCACGGAGACGCTAGCGAGGTTTTGCGGCGCTGCCCCCCGCTCAAGCAGGGGCGCAGGAAGGACCCGTAGACCGTGTGGGGCTAGGGCATGTCATCAATTGAGCCAAACGACAGATGCAGCCAGATAGATGGCGCCGAGGAAGTTGCAGGCGGTTTTGTCATAGCGGGTGGCAATCGCCCGGTACTGTTTGAGGCGAGCGAAGAAGTTTTCGATCAGATGCCGTGCTTTGTATAGATCATGGTCATAGTTGCGCTGTACTTTTCGCGTCGGATTGGACGGGATCACGACCTGTTTGCCGGCGTGTTGCAACGGATCGAGCACGCGCTTGCTGGCATCGTAAGCACGATCCGCAATGATGGCGTCGGCCGCCGTGTTGGCGAGCAATGCATTCGCCCCCTCCAAGTCGTGCGCTTGGCCCGGGGTCAGATGGAACCCGGTGGGATTGCCCAGCGCATCGACGGTGGCGTGAATCTTGGTGCTCAGTCCGCCACGGCTGCGTCCGATGGCTTGCGGCGCCCCCCTTTTGCCCCGGCGCTGTGCTGATGCGCCCGGACGATGGTGGAATCGATCATCGCGTATTCATTGTCGGCCTCCTGCGCCAGGGTTTGAAACACCCGTTCCCAGACGCCGGAGCGACTCCAGCGCGAAAAGCGGGTGTGGACGACACGAAAGTCACCGAAACGTTCGGGCAGATCACGCCAAGGAATGCCGGCACGATAGCGATACAGCACCGCTTCGACCAACAGGCGATTGTCGCGTGCGGTCACGCCGACATGGCCTTCTCGGCCCGGCAACAGGGGCTCGATCCGTTTCCATTGATCATCCCGCAGGGCGTAACGACGGGTCATACAGGGGCTGGGCATGGGAAACCAGAAGCATCGCCCATACCTTCAATTGATGACAGACCCTAGATTTGACCTTCTCGGTCGCTGCTGCGGTGAAGGCGTTGCGCTTCAGGGAGCATGTCGACCGTGGGGCAAACGATACACTGCGAGCGGGGGGTGTGTTGCACCGAAAACGCAGGGGTTTTGCGATCCAGTACATTCGTTTGCGACCGATTACGTCACGTTGCTTGACGCTGCTGTTTCGTCTTGGATGCGTGGCGGTTGCCCGTTGAGTTCAACGACGATGATCGTCAAGGCATGTCGCCACCGACGCCAGGCCGTGTGCCGCACGCATCCGAGTTCTTGGCAGATCACTTTCCACGGTACGTAGCGAGCGCGCGCCCACACCAACTTGCGCTGCTCGATGCTCAACCACAGCAGCCACTGCGTGGTCTCGATCAAGCGATCGATCGCGCCAGGCGTCGCCGGGATCCGCAGGATCGTCAGCTCATCCGCATAGCCTTCCCACGATTGGCGCGCGATCTCGGGCCAGTGCGTGACATAGCCGGCGATGCG